GTCCATGCCTATGCCTCTGCAATTCATTCCTCCGCAGATGGTGAACCTTGAGGTTAAGGTGCTGGGCATGTTCCGGTTTGCGCCGGTCAATATCCGTCGTCCTGGCGCTGTGCGCTATACGACGGGAGTGGTTGCATAATGACTATCCACTCTAACACATCGGGCGGGTTGTTAATCCTGCCCGATGGCACCGAGATTGCTAACGGTGCTAATGCAGAGATTCCTGACGCAATGGCAAAGAATGCGGGCGTTGCAGAATGGTTGGCGAGCGGTTGGCTTGTGCCAGTGAAAGCCAAGGCCGAAGCTGACGCCAAGGTCGCACAGCCTGCAATGCCGACCGGCAAGAAATAACCAACGGGCGGGCTGTCATGGCCCGCCCCTTCATTGGAGCGTCACACGATGATCGGCACCGTCACAGCACTGATCGCATATGCCGGGGCGCGCGGCACGGTAATCGCTGACGACGCCGCGACTTTGCAGGCGCTGGTTCGTGCGTCAGATTACATCCAATTCACATATCTGACCGGATCGACCTGCACCGCTGCCAGCACCAATGTCGTGGAAGCTACATACGAGGCGGCCATTGCCGAGGTAGCAACGCCGGGAATCTGGAGCAAAACCTTCACGCCAGCCGAACAGAAAGTTCTGACCAAGGTCGGCGACATTCAATGGACCGTGACCGGTGACGCCAGCAATGGCGGCGCATCTGTTCCAAGATCCACGAAAATCGAAACGATGCTGCGCCAATGCATCGGTGGCGGGCTTTACGGCTACTCAACCGGTCCGAGGCTAGTATGAGCGGCGCGGATATCACGGCAGACGTTCAGGCAGCCTATGTCGAAGCGGGCATTGCGGCGGGCGACGGCACGGGCGCACTGGTTGTCACGATCATCCGCACAGGCGAACCCACTGGCCCAGCATGGAACCCCACACCCGGCGCGCCAGTGGTTCACACCTTCACGGCCAAGCCATCCGCCAAGGCTTACACACAACGGACAGGTTTGGCATTGGGTGCGGGTGAGTTGGTCTATTCGCTGGTGAACCGCGGCGTGACGATTACCCCTAGCACATCGGATGTGCTGACAATCGGCGGCGTAAATTGGCCCGTGCAGGAGGTTATCCCGATGGACTCGGCGGGCTTTGTTATTTCTTGGATGGTGAAGGTGAGCAAGTGACAATACCAACGATCACAGTTACAGGTAACGCCCGACCACCAGACAATGTCCCTGTTGGCGGAAGGATCACAGCATCGCTGTCAGCTCCCGATTTTGACAGCGTGTCAAATGTGGTTGTGGACCGTGAGGTCAGTCAATTGATTGGCGCTGACGGGGCGTTCAGCATCAACCTATGGCCGAACAGCCGGGGAACTGAAAACACCCATTACGTGATAACTATGCATTTTCTTTCTCTGACATCGCCGGGTCACTTCAGAAGAGACCCTGTTGTTTTGGGTCAGATCACGCTGAACGACGCGCTTGCGACCATACCGCTTGCGACCATCCTGACCGACGTGGCTGGGCCGACGCCGATTGTTCTTTTCCCAGACACCTACGGCGCACTACTCGCGGGGGCAACTTTGTTCTACAGCAGCGTGACCCTTGGCTTGGCGGCATCGGCCAACGACGTGTACTTCTTTGTTTCCACTGGCGGTGGGCAAGCGCTAGAGCTTTGGCGCAAGGTGGCGGGCGTCGCCATTCCAGTGCGTGTATTTATTGAGGTGACGTCTTGAGCACGCTTGACATAACACGGGTATCGGGCGTTACCAATAGTATCCGTGACGCATATAATGTTGCTGGGTTTCGCCCACCTTTAGTGATGGACCCAAAGCGTGACAAATACATTGCGAACGGCGCGGTCACCACCTTCGCCGATGCCACAGAGTTTACCCGAGCGTCAAGCGCCACCTTCATGGATGCGAACGGCGTGCTGCAAACGGCTGCGACGGGCGTAGCCCGGACAGCGCATCACTTCTACAAGGACGGTGTGCTGAAACGGGGCGCGCTGTTTGAGCCGACTGCGGCGACGAATTTGTTTGTCAGGAGCAAGTGCGTATCGACCACGGGGCTATCTCACGGTGGGTTGACCCTCGAAACCGACCAAGACTTTCTAGGCATTACCACAGCCTTTGGGATGGCTGCTGGCGCGTCACGATGGGCATACACAGTCGCAACCTTAGTTGATGCAGCCCCATACACTGTCAGTTGCTTGGTGCAGTGTGGGGATGGTCTAGCACCTTCGTTTGGCGCAGGTTCCATCACAGGCAACACCAACGAATTTGTAATAGTCGTTGGTGGTAGTTTTGCTGGTGCCACAACAGACTACATTGTTGAGCATCAGGGTGGCACAACGTATAGAGTGACAGGTACTGGTATTTCTACCAGCACAAGCGGCACTGTGGGTTTGGTCAAGTATTCTGGTAACATAGCAGACAGCTTAAAAGTGACTGACATTCAGGTTGTTGCGGGGTCAATTCCAAGCTCAAGCATTGAGACTAACGGCTCACCCGCCACACGCGCCGCCGATGTGCTGACCGTGCCGCACGAGAAGCTGCCTTGGCCTAGTGTTGAGTATATTGGGCCGGAGTTGGTGACGAATGGGACGTTTGACACGAACCTAAGCGGGTGGACCGAGACTGGCGGGCTAGGTGTCGTCGCTTGGTCTGCTAGTGGAGCCCTGTTTGGAAACGGCAACGGAGTAGCCAGCACCAGCTTTGCCCAAAACGTCACAACTGTTGTCGGCAAGGTTTATCGGTGTACCGTGGATATTTCAGGGACAGGCACAGGTGTTCAGGTCTTTGTTAATGGGATTGGTCAGGGCACCTATTTTTCCACTCCCACATCAAGGGTGTTTGTCGCCACGAGCACATCAACGCCATTGTCATTCTTTCGATTTAGGGGGCACACAGGCCAAACACTGATAGACAACGTATCCGTCCGCGAAATCACACCCCTCGCAGTATCCATCCATCTGGAAGGGTTTATGACTGGGCCGACAGCGCGGCTTTTAAACTGGTCCCGAGACGCCAACACAGAAATACTGATGGATACTGGGTCCAGCACATTTACCTTCACACAAGAGGCTGGTGGCGTTGTGGATACCGTTGCGGGCGGAATCTTTACGGATGGCGTCAACGTTCCGTTTAATGTCGCCATGACTGCGAGTTCAAACCTACTTGCGGGCGCGGCAAACGGCACAGCATTAACAGACAACACCACGCCTATCGCCTTGCCTGATCTGGAACCAACGGACATGCGACTGGCCTTTTCAGGCGGGCCGATAATCCTCACGCTATTCACCGTGACCCCCGCCAACATCACGCAGGCCGGTAGAGTGGAGGCAACATCATGAGCTACAATCTCGGCACAGCCGACAACCCGCTGATCGTGCTGGTGGATTACGCAGACGGCATCCTCGACGCCATTGTGCGGGCAGACACCGAGGCAGGCTTCATGGCCGCTGCGATCTACGCGCAGATGTTCTTTGAGGTCACAACCCCTGTCACAGACGAGGACACGGGCGAGGTCACGCAGGTCGGCACTGGCGAGTATGAGCAGGCCAAGGGTGTTAGTATTGACCGGATAGGCCGTGTTCAACTGACTGCCGGAACCTATGACGCGGACGGCGAGGAGTTGACCGCGCCAACCTATGACGAGCGGTTCCACGCCAATATCAGGCTCATGGGTTCTGCGCTAGATCAGTACAACGACTACGGCGGCGATAAGGTTCTGCGTTGGCACAAGTGGGCAATGGCGTGGACCCTCGGCGGTGCTGATCTGACTGATCTGAACGCAGCCGAAACCGGCAAGACCCTGCAAGGCGTGTCGCTGATTGATCGCGCCTCGATCCGCAGCCCATCGCGGGTGTGGTTCTAATGACCAACACAGCAAAGCGCATGATGGAAGAGGCAAAAACCGAGGCATTGTTTAACGCTGCCGAAAGGGCCATACCTGCGGTTGCACGGCAGGCGGAATTGCTAGCCAAGATACGAAGGACTCATTATGATGCCAGCATCGCACAGGGTTCCCAGCCTCACGAGGCGCTTCAACTTTGCCTCGCAACAGTGGTGTTCTGATGACAACCCGCGACACCCGCCAAAATTTCCTGAGACTGCTGGACCAGACATGGCCTGGCGTCCGGTCGGAGTTTGTCGCGGCGATGCGACAGGCGCGGGCGGGTGTTGACATGCAGGCACTTGAGGAAGCTATCGGGCGCGGTGATGTAGACGCGGCATTCCGCGCGTTGCGTTTCGA